TATCACACGATCTGTTTAATTCATATCACTGTTGTGGCAACATATTATATATGTGGACACACAGTTTACCATCAGGTCATTATTTAACTGCAATAGTAAATAGTTTATACGTAAATCTTGTAATGTACTATTTATTTTGCTCAGTGCTCAAGGTAGTTCATGCTTATGAAGTACATGAATCCTGTGAACAACTCAGGATAATAGCATATGGTGATGACCATATAGTTGCCATTCCAATACATTATTTGGCACTATTTAATCAGAATACTCTTGTAAAACTTTTTGAGAGTATAGGAATGACTTATACAGATGAACAAAAACATGACACGTTATTTTTGTGCCCAGATTCAAGAACAATAAGTGAGGTTACTTTCTTAAAACGATCATTTCGTTTTGAGCGACAACTCGGACGCTTTGTTGCACCGCTAACTTTAGACACTGTGCTCGAGACTCCTTACTGGGTACATAAATCACCTCATGCTGGCGAGATTGTGCAGACAAATGCACAGTGGGCCATACATGAATTAGCTTTGCATGATTTAGACGTATTTGATTTGTGGACAAAACGCATTACAATTGCTTGTGAAAACAAGCTGTTTTGGACACCTGTCTTTTATGGTTCGCGTGTAGAGCATATTAAGAAATTAGAAACAACACTGACAGAATGTGATCTTTTATGACTAGGACAAATACACGGTTTCCAACTAGTCTTAAACTGCTATTTTGTTAAAATCCTGCTCTATTTAGAGTTACCGCCCAAGATGGGATGCAGCAGCCCTGCAAAATCTAGGGCACCCGTGTATATCGCTTTGGACTTAGTCATCCTTGCGATGAATTATCGACTAGCTACAACTACAACACAAAACATAACAGATACTCTGTCCGAACAATCAGGACAGAATATAAATAAAAATATTGAAGGACAAGTTTCTGAAAATACTTTTGAGGAACGTAAAGAGATTTTATCTTTTACTGAAGATTCAAGAGTGTTAACAGATTCTATATCCGTAGCAACAAATTTACCAAGACATTTAATCCAACATGGAGTGGAACCACGAGAACATACTGTGAAGAATTTTCTCATGAGACCAGAGAAAATTGCAACTGCTACTTGGACAACTTCGGCTGTTCGTGGAGCGGTGCTTTTGACTTTACCAATTCCATCATCAATATTGACGACCATGTATAGAGAAAAATTAACTGGATTTGGACTATTGAGAGCTACAGTCGTTTTTAAATTACAATTTAATTCACAACCATTTCAAGCTGGTAGATTGATTTGTACTTATGTTCCTGTTCCAGGATATCTTGGAGACAGGTATATAATGGCAATGAGATCAATACAAAGAATGACTGCACTTCCCAATGTCCTAATAGACATCTCCAAACAGACTGAATGTAATATATCATGCCCGTACGTGAGTTGTTTAACAAATTATGATCTTACTGTTGGAGGAGGTGATTGGGGCGTGCTTAATGTGGTGGTTTATTCACCACTTACATCCGCCTCTACTCAATCCGTCTCTATTACAGTGAGAGCGCACTTAGAAGATGTAGATTTGGGTGCACCAACGCAAAGGGGGCTAGTCTCAGCGGCCGCATTAACTACCGACTGGGGCTTAGTTTCGGGCAGAGTTGCATCTCTTCAAGCCATTGAGCCAACTTTTACAACAACATCTGCAATAAATGGTGTGGAAACACTAGTTATGAAAGAACAAAAGGCTGGACCAATCTCAAGTGTGGGACATTCCATTAGAGCGCCTATTGCTGCCGGACTGGCTACGATAGGAAAGGCCGTGCCACTTATTGGCCGAATTGGAACTATTGCAAATGGATTTGCAATGTCCGCACTTAATGCCTTTGCAGAATTTGGCTTGGGAGAACCCCAAAACTTATCTAAAACCAATCCTATGGTACTTAATTCGTTTAGTTCTTTTGCCTGTACTGATGGGTGTGATAACGGTAGACCAGTGTGTCTACGATATGACAACCATGTTAGTCCACTAAGTGGATTTGCAGGTTCAGATATAGATGAGTTGAGTATCGCTTATTTAGCACAAACACCACAATATGTCGGAAATTTTCAGGTTTCAACGTCAACAACTGTTGGAACTGAATTATTCACAATACCTATGAATTTGAATAAGGACGATCCTGATGTTAGTCTTGTTTATCAGACTGATTCAGTTGGTCCTGTGACAGTAACACAACAACAACCATCTTTACAAAAATATATAGCATCAATGTTTCAATATTGGCGTGGAGACAGTATAATACATTTGGGATTTGTGAAGACAGATGCACATTCGATGCGTGTTAAAGTCGTTTTTGATCCTATGGCTAAACATTCAGCAGATATTTCATACTCTAATTCAGAGTATTGTTATTCTGTTGTTTTGGATATTCGTGAGAAGACTGACTTTTATATTCGCATTCCTTATATTTCAACAACACCTTGGAAGCTTGTAGGGCAAACAAATGCCACTTCAGGCAACTTAGAGAATCAATATGGATGTGTTAATGTCTTTTTAGACAATGTAATGCAAGCAGCAAGTGCAGTGGTTTCTACTACTGTTGATTGCGTGGTAGAGTGGTGCTTGGCTGAAAACGTGGAATTTGCTGTACCTTTGACAGAATTTTCATATTTACCTTTACAATTTAGTGCTGCGACGGGAGTTACTAAGGCTACCCTTCAAGGTATGTTTGCAAGTGATGGTATTATGAAGAGTAGGTCATCGATGCAGATTGAAACACGAGATATACAAAACATAACTGGACAAAATTACGAAATTTCACCACA